TCATGGAAGAGCCGCTGAAGAATCTGGAGCGGTTCGACAAGGCCATCGAGAAGGCATCGCAGGAATATAACAAGCTGAATGCTGAGATTGCCAACCAGAGCACGGCGCACCAAGCCCGTATGATCACGGCTGGCGGCGATCATGGCGACCCACTGGGCGCCCTCGGTCAGCAGCAGGCAATCGAGCGGCTGGAGATCGAAAAGCGCTATCAGGCGGCGCTGCGCCTGTCCAATAGCGTGATGGATGAAGCGAACGCCAAGCGGACGCGCGCCCTAGAACTCGCCAAGCTCGCCAACGAAATGGAAGAGCGCACGGCGGAGGTTCGGCAGAAGGGCGTTAAGGACTTCTTTCTCGACATGCAGGGGCGTGTCCAGTCCGTTGGGAACATCCTCTATGAGGCGATGCACTCCGGCCTCGACCGGGCGTCTGGTGAGTTCGCCAAGCTCATCACTGGGCAGAAGACGGCATTCACAAAGATGTTCGCGGACATCGGCACGCAAGCTCTCCAGGAGGGCATCAAGTCTCAAATGCAAAAGGGCCTCGGGGCTCTCGGTCATGCCTTCGGTATCGACCTACCCGGCGCGAAGCGGACGGGAAGTTCTCCGGATGATGCGATCTACGTCTTGCCAGTGGGCGGTGGCATGAATCCGGGCGGAATTACCCCGTTCGGAATGACCCCTGGGACTTCAGGCGGCGGAGTCTTTGGCGGCGGCGCGCTCGGTGGCGGTATTTTCTCTGCTCTGCCCTTCGGCGGTGCATTCGCGGGCGGTGGTGGAGTTGAGCCGGGGAATGCATACCTCGTCGGAGAGAATGGGCCGGAAATCTTCGCACCCAGTTCGAAAGGATCGATCATTCCCCACGGTGCGGGTGGAGGAGCGGTCTACCAGATCGACGCGCGCGGAGCCGACCTCGGCGCGGCCAACCGAATCGCGCGGGCCATCGACGCCGCTCACGCTTCGGCGGTATCGAACAGCGTTCGGGCGAATGCCGAGCGTGCGCAGCGCTCTCCTCGGCGGGGGATGTAGATGCCATACGGCGGCGGCGGTTCCGTGGTCACGATGCCGACCACACCATGGCCGAAGAGCATGGAGTTTCGTCGCAATCGGATGGCGGCGGCGAATACCAACCCATTCAGCGGGCAGCAGCAGATTCAGGACTGGGGCGCGGAGTACATGGATGGTTCGATCTCTTATGCCTCGCTCACCCAAGCTCAGGCGACGGCGATCATCGCGTTTCTGAAGGCCTGCAACGGGATCGTCAACGTATTCCAGTTCCCATCGGCGCTGGCGGCAAAGTATCCCGAGTCTCTGACCTCAGATGGAACGGCGCAGCGGTACTGGCGGTTGAAGAGCAACACGACGGACTGGTCGGTGCGGGTGGGTTCGGTTTACGCGATCAACTACGAAATTCGCGAAGCTACGTAAGATATGGCGGCCATGGCTTTACGTCTCGGTTTTCTGGGGCTGGATTTGAACCAGCACTGCGCTATTTCTGTGTGTCGAATCTCGCGCCACACCGAACTGCAGGCCCTGTTAATTCAGGAGCCGAACGGCCCTTCGCACCGTAGGGTATGCCAATTCCCCCACCCAAAAGCCTCGACCGCCAACTGAAACTGTAGCACATGCCACGGACCACCGATTCCGCCCTTATCACCGCATTGACCGCCGGGAGTCTCCAGCCCGCGATCTTCGTGCTGCTCACGTTCTCCACGGGGCCGCAGTACATCTGGTCGGGCATCGGATCGGTCACGTGGAACGGGCACACGTGGACGGGACTTGGTCCGCTGCTACAACTCGCGCCGATTGCAGACGGGGCGACGGTCGAACCTCGCGGGGCTTCGATTTCTCTCAGCGGATTAGACGCTACGCTGCTTCCTCTGGCGATGGCCGATTTTGTCCTCGGGCTTCCGGCGGCCATCTATCTCGGGCTCGGGTCTGGCGGGACACTTATCGCAACGCCGATCACCTCTTGGGCAGGTCGCATGGATCAGTGCTCAATCGACGTGACGGGGACTGATGCGACGATCACCATTGCGCTTGAAAATCGGCTGCTGGAGTTGAATGTTTCAACGGAGCGGCGACTCACCAATCAAGACCAGCAGATGACTTGGCCGGGCGACCTTGGGCTCCAGTTCGTCGATGCATGCCAAGAGCAAACCATCGTATGGGGCCAGTCCGCTACTACCGGGCTAAATATCTGATTCTAAGTAACCTGTACGGAATAAATACTTAATTGTCCCTATTTTCCGGCATTGCGAAGATAATCGCGGGCGCTGCCCTGATCGCAGGGGCGGTGGTTGTTGAATACGCCACCCTAGGCGCGGCTAGCGGCGCAATCTTCGCGCTGGTCACCAGCGGCGTAGGAATGATCGTCAGCGGCGCGGGGACGCTCATCGCTGGTGATCCGCCAGTCAAGGGATTCGCCACTGTCGCGCGCAACCCGGTAGCTCCCTGGCGCATTCTGTATGGACGGAATCGTGTCGGCGGAACCATCGTGTACCTGAACATGTGGGGAAGCAACTCGAAGGTCCTCGACATGGTAGTTGTGATCGCCGCGCATCCATGCTTATCGGTGGATGAGTTGCTATTCAATCAGCAACGGATTCAGATCGACTCGGCGGCTGCCCCGTCGGGCGCACAGTGCGCGGGCACGTCATTTACCCCAGTCCAGCAGACCGTCAACCTCGCGAGCATCGTTCGCAATTTGCAGGGAGTCGTAACGGTCACCGTAAACTCCGACATTCCATATCTCTCGGCAGGCGACCAGATCATCATTCAGAATGTAACGACTGATGCCACGCTCAACGGGATATTCAGTGTAGGCCAGATCACGAACGCGCCATCCACGCACGTCAATGGACCGGTGGGCACCGGCGCTCTCCCGCTGAAGTTTACCTTTCTCAACGGCGGCTCGTATCACACGGCCATCACATCGCAGGGGCAGGCAAAGACGAAGTGGGCGGATTACGGCCGCACGGTCTACATGGAAGCGCTGCTGGGCGCGCAGACGCTTGGCCAGACGTTCAAGGGGATGACCACCGGCACGCCATACCTCGGAAGCGGCCCGAACGTCCGCCCGGAGGCTCCTGGTCCGGCTGGATCGGGCGGGCCTGGGCCGACGACACTCCTCGGGGGCACTCTCAACCCGTGGACGACTTCCTGCTCACTCCAGGGGAAAACGGCGGTGTTCCTTCGCCTCACGTATGTCAACGATGCGAACGGGAACCCCTTCTACGTGGGCGGCATTCCTCAGATCAGCTTCCATGTCCGGGGCAAGAACGACATTCTCGATACACGAACGAGCGGGCATGGATACACCGAAAACGCGGCGCTGTGCATTGCGGACTTTCTGGCGGCTGGAAATAGCAGCAGCCCGACCGCCTCGTGGGGCTTCAAGGCCGATTATGGTACCGACATTCCCACCGCTCCACTCAATGCGGCTGCTGATATCTGCGATCAGGCGGTAACGTTGGCGATCGGTGGGACGGAACCGCGCTACGCCCTCAATGGGCAGTTTGAGACGTCCATGCGCCGCGGCGAGATCCTGCAGAACATGCTGACGGCATGCGCGGGGAGACTCACGGCATTCGGCGGGCAGTTCATAATCCAGCCGGGATACTGGACGGGCGGATCCGCGCCAGCGGTGGATCTGAAGGCGCTTGCCTCGGGTCCGTTCGTGTGGCGTCCGGTTCCCACGGGACGCGAGGTCTACAACGGCGTCAAGGGAACGTTCATCAGCCCGGAGAATAAGTGGCAGAGCACGGACTTTCCGTACTACGCCGAAGATACGGTTCACGGCTTCGGCAGCGACTCGTTACTGACGGCAGACGGTGGAGATCGGCGCTGGCTCGATATTCAACTGCCGTTCACCATCTCTTATGCCACCGCTCAGCGCATCGCCAAGATCGAACTGTTACGCCGGCGCCATTGGGGGACCGGAACCTTCCCTTTGAATATGGCCGGTTACCAGTTCGCCCCGCTAGACATCATTTCGGCGACCCATTCGGTCCTTGGATGGAGCGGCAAGGCGATCGAGATTACCGGCGCGCGGCTGCGTGCGGAAAAACAGGGCGACGTCGTTTTGCTAGGTACTGAAATCGAAGTTCAGGAGACGGATGCCGCCGTCTACGCTTGGAGCACCTCAGAAGAACTCAGTCCGCAAGGTTATCAGGAAACGACTCCGCCAACGTGGAGCGGTTCGCCAGCGCTTGCGGCGGAGAACGCGCCATATCCGTGGTCTCCGGGATACGTTTCGCCGCTTGCCGGAGACGCGATTGGGGGGCCGGCCAGCTTCGGCGTGCAGCCCGAATACGCGCTCGATGCGCAAGGCAATTCGGCCGTCTCGCTGGATATCAAGGGAACGACTCCGGTCAATTCACTTGACGAGATTATTGGGCCTCCGGTTATCGCTTGCACTGTCGGTACTTCCGGCTCCCTCGGGCCAGGAAACTATACGATCGGGCTTTCGGCTCTCGATGCGAGCGGTTCGCCGCTCAAGAATGCTCCGTTTTTCAATCTGGTGACCGTCACGGTTCCGTCGGGCGGCAATGGATCGATTACGGTCACGCCGACGTGGTCCTCCGGCGATGTCGGTGGCGAGCTGTACGTGGCGACGGGCCCAACCGGTCCATTCCACTACAACCAGGCCATGACCGTCGGTCAGACAGCAGCCACCATCACAACTTTCGACCAAAGCACGTCGGGCGGCCCTGACATCGAAGCGGATCACCTATCGGTCGTTTGGCAGGATGAAATCCACGCGGGCGACTGGGCGCAGCAGGTTCAGGCGGTCACGCCGACCACGATCACGATCGCGAGTCTCACGGCGGGGGACGTGGCGGCGAATCAGTGGGCCGGCTGTGTCCTCTCCCTGCTCGCCAAGTTCGACCCGACCGTGGAAGTGCCGATTCTCAATATGCCGGTGGCTTCGCACACTGCCAGCAGCGGGACTCCAGCGGAGTTCGTCATCACGATCGGCCCCAATTCGAGCAGTGTGCAGCTTCCCGACCTGACAACACTGCTGGAAGTCGGCGACCTGGTGGTGATGCGGTCCAAGGCGACCTTTACCGCCTCTACAATCACGAACGCCAACTTCGCGAATTGCTACTTCCCTAGCGGCATGGTCGGCGTGGAATCCGGCCATCAACTGCTGATGATTACGGGCGCAGCGGCCGGAAACACGCAGACCATAGACAGCGTTACGAGCGGGACGACGATCAACTTGGCCGGAACCTTTCCGGTAACGCCAGCAACTGGCGATCTGTTTGTCATCTTGGGCCCGCAATTGAGCGGCGTAGAAGGCGCACCGTTCACCATCCCGAACCGATCTTCCGGCGCGGCTGTCCAGTTGAGCCCAGATGTCTCGAATATCGCGGATCACACTTGGTTCTTCCGCGTGCGGGTAGAGAGCGTTACGGGGGCCATCGGCGCTGATAACCTGACCCCGTTCCGCGAAATCTACATTTTCGGCGGCCTCGGTACAACATTGCTGACTGCCAGCGGCTCCCAGTCGCTTCGCTTTTCAACGTACCAGTTCGATACCTCGCTGGTTACGGGGACCACGGATACTCTGAGCGCCAGCATCCTGAGCACGGATCTCACGTTAACCGCCACGAGCGGGACAGATATTATCGCCGGAACCGTCATCCAGATCGGAACGGAAAAGCTCTTTGTCACGGACGATACCGCCAATCCGATTTTCACAGTTACCCGCGGATGGAACGGAACAACGGCAGCGGCGCACTCTAGCGGAGACACGATCAGCGTCGGTGCTTCGCTTGACTTCTTCCTAATGGCAGCGGCCGATTGCCCCAACGTCACGCTCACGCTCAACAAGGTGAGCGGAGATATCAACTATGTGAAGTACTCCGTCGCTGGCGGAAGCGGGGATACCCTTCCCGGCGGAGGAACGAGCGGAATTCTGGCCGACAACGACACCTTGGCCACCGAAGTAATCAAGATTCCCGGAAGCTAAATGGGCAAACGGTTAATCAGAGTCGGCAGGGGCGGCGGGTCCACTACGGTAACGACCGGAGGAGGTGGTGGCGGCGGAAGCATGCCGTTCATCGCCGTGAAGGACCATGGAGCGATCGGCGATGGGGTGGCGAACGATACAGCCGCCATAAATGCCACGATCGCAATCGCCAAGGGGCTCGGCGGTGGGCGCATCTACTTCGAAGGCCATTCGAACTATAAGATCTTCGCAGCCGATCTGGCACTGGATACCACAACCAACAACATCACCTTTTACGGCGATGGCGATACGTCCCAGATCAAATTGGCCGGCACGCTATCGAATGGTGTCGGCATCTTCGATATCGCTGGATCTTCGGGTATCGCTTTCGAAGACCTCCTTATCGATGGCGGAAGGGCCACGGCCGTCGGGCTGGATTGGTCCACGATCAGCGACCCGGCGCAGGCGAATCTGACCAATAGCTCTAGCGTTTGGATTCAC